CCACCACCTGATGCAGGAGCAGTTCCTCCACCACCTGATGCAGGAGCAGTTCCTCCACCACCTGATGCAGGAGCAGTTCCGCCACCACCTGACGCAGGGGTACCTGAGTCTGTAGATATTTCGACTGACCCTGATGTTGAAAAAATTGGTGGGGAGTCAAAAAAGGCAAAAGAACTTGATATTACTGATTTGGTTAAATCACAACAAAATACCGAAAAGAAACAAGAAGAATATTTTGATAATTTGTTCAAACACCTTGAAGGTTTAGAGAGTAAACTTTCTGACATGGATTCAATCATGAATAAATTAAACGACCTTGAAACTAAGGTTGAAAAATATAGAGTAAAAACACCTGAAGAAAAATTAGAATTAAGAAGTTTGGACTCGGGACCATTTAATCAAAAACTAACCGATTTTTTTGAAGATAAACAAGAAGATATGGAAAAGTCAGGAAAAAATGAGTATGTTTTAACCAAAGACGATGTTGAATCATATTCTCCTGGAGATATTAAAAAAAGTTTTAGAAACTTTGAAAACACCGACACCGATATTGATACTTTTTCGAGACTAAAGTAAATTAACGGTCTTAAATGACCGTTTTTTTCTTTAAAATATTTGACAAAACAAAGGCTGACACTTATACTTAGTAAACAATTAAAACTTAAATTATATGGCGACAAACAATTCCCTAGATTCGGTACTAGCACAGTACGAACAATCAAAACAAGGTGGTTATACTTCCACCTCAAAAATATCTCAAGAAGATAGATTGAAAAAGTATTTCGCGGCAATCCTTAAGGATAACGAGAAACAAGGTCAAAAAAGATTAAGAATCTTACCAACACCTGATGGTTCTTCACCTTTTAAAGAAGTATGGTTCCACGAGATTCAAGTGGATGGAAAATGGGTAAAGTTATTCGACCCAGGCAAGAATGATAACGAACGTTCACCTTTGAGTGAAGTTAACGAAGAACTTATGTCTACGGGCAGAGATTCTGACAAAGAACTTGCTAAACAATACAAACCTCGTAAATTTTACATCGTAAAAGTAATTGACCGTGATAATGAGGCGGACGGAGTTAAATTCTGGCGTTTCAAACACAATTACAAGAATGAAGGAATCCTTGACAAAATTATTCCTATTTGGAGAGCTAAAGGTGATATTACTGACACAACAACAGGTCGTGACATTATCCTTGAATTAACCAAAGCAAAAACCCCTAAAGGTGCCGTTTATACGGTCATCCAAACTGTTATGTATGAAGATGCAGGACCTGTTCACACAGACACCGAGACTGCAAAATCTTGGATTACTGACGAACTTACTTGGTCTGACGTTTATTCTAAAAAACCTGTAGAATATCTTGAAGCAATTGCACGAGGAGAAACTCCACGTTGGGATAGTGACAAAGGTGGATACGCATATGGAAACTCTGATGAGTCAGAAATTTCTATGGGAGGTAAATCTGAAAAACAACCAACTATTGACCCACAAGCGGGTGACCAACCTGACGAAGAATTACCATTCTAAGTTATCGAACATGGACACTTACTAGGACATCGTGTCCAAGTATATGTCCATGTTCTTATTTTTTAACAAAACATTTAACAAACACATAGACAATATGGCAATTAAGAAAAACGACTTTAAATCAATTAAAGATAAATTCTCAACGTCTGCGAAATATAAACCCCAAAGGTTTTTTGATTTGGGTAATGATTTCTTAGATGCAGTCGGTTTACCAGGGCCCGCAATAGGACATTTAAATATGTTTTTAGGTCACTCGGATACAGGAAAAACAACGGCATTGGTAAAGACTGCGGTTGATGCTCAAAAGAAAGGTATACTTCCTGTGTTTATTATTACAGAACAAAAATGGTCATTCGAGCACGCAAAACTAATGGGTTTTGACTGTGAACAAGTGGTCGACCAAGAAACAGGAGAATTAGATTGGGACGGATTTTACATATTCAATAATAACTTTAGTTATATAGAACAAATTACCGATTACATTAACTCTCTATTAGATGCTCAAGAAAAAGGTGAATTAGATTATAGTTTATGTTTTATGTGGGATTCGGTTGGTTCTGTTCCTTGCAAAATGACTTTTGAAGGAAAGGGAGGTAAACAACATAACGCGTCAACATTGGCAGATAAGATTGGGATGGGTATCAACCAACGTATTTCAGGAAGTCGTAAGGCAGATTCAAAATTTGAAAACACTTTAATCATCGTTAACCAACCATGGGTTGAGTTACCTGATAATCCATTCGGACAACCAAAAATTAAAGCAAAAGGTGGTGAGGCAATTTGGTTAAACTCTTCTCTAGTATTCTTGTTTGGTAATCAAAAAGGTGCGGGTACAACTAAAATTACCGCAACTAAAGATAAAAGAACAATTAAGTTCGCATCAAGAACTAAAGTATCTGTAATGAAAAACCATATTAACGGTTTAGGTTATGAAGACGGAAAAATCATCGTAACACCTCATGGATTTATTGCGGGAAAAGAGGCGACAGAAGAAAAGGCGTCTATCGAAAAATATAAGAAAGAATACGCCGACTATTGGAAAGAAATCATCGGAACAGATGGTGATTTTGATTTAAAAGAAGAAAGAGAACAGTCATAATTATACACCAATACAAGTGATAAAAACATTATTAGTCGATGGGAATAACCTCCTTAAGATAGGATTTCATGGGGTAAAAGATTTTTATCATGACGGTAAACATATCGGTGGTATATGGCATTTTTTAAATACTATCAGAAGATTTATTGAAGAACAAAATTTTGATAAAGTAGTTGTATTTTGGGATGGAGAAGATAATTCTTTAAGTAGAAAACTTCTCTATCCGAGGTACAAAGAAAATCGTACGAAGGAAATTAATGAGTACAGAGAAACATCCTTCCAATTCCAAAAAGAACGAGTTAAACAATATTTAGAAGAGATGTTTATTAGACAGATAAACATTACTAACAACGAGGCCGATGATTTAATCGCATACTATTGTCAGATTTCTCACAATGAGTTTAAAACCATTTTTTCGTCAGATAAAGACCTTACACAACTTATTTCCGATAAGGTGAGTGTCTATTCCCCATCAGCAAAACAAACGTATAAGAACGGGGATAAAATCAAAATCTACGACTATTTCATCCCACATGAGAACGTAAAAACCTATAAAATATTAGCAGGAGATAAATCGGACAATATTGATGGGATTTATTACTTAGGGGAAAAAACTTTAATCAAATTATTTCCTGAGATACTTGACGAAAAGGTTAATATAACCGATATTTTAACAAAGGCGGAAAGATTGTTATCTGAGGATAAAGATAATACAGTATTGAAAAATCTTCTGTCAGGAAAAACAAAAACAGGAATTTACGGAAACGAATTTTTTGAAATTAATGAAAAAATTGTAGACTTATCAAACCCACTAATTACCGATGAAGGTAAAACACTCGTAGAACTATATTACACAGAATCATTAGACCCAGATGGGAGAGGACATAGGAATATCATTAAAATGATGATGGAAGATGGGTTCTTTAAATTTTTACCTAAAGGAGATAATAATTGGGTAAACTTCTTGACCCCATTTTTAAAATTAACAAGAAAAGAGAAGAAAAATTATAAAAAAAAATAATAATGATTATGAAAGACCAAGAAACAACAAAGTTAGAATTTTTAATGATGGTTAACGATAACATCATCGTCCAAAGATTTTTTAATGTGAGAAATTATAACCCTGAAGCAAAAAACTCGCTTGAGTTTTATGAGTATCTTTATGAGTTAAAAAATACTTTAGAGTATGAGTTAAAAATGAAGGCGACAACTTATTTGTTGGACAATTCTTACGAGATTAAACAGAACCCTATGATGCTTGAAACATCATATACTAATGGTCCTGAAAATTTTAACATTTTTATTAAGGACGGAGATATGACAATTTGTCATAGAAGGATGGACGCAAAAATCTTCCCACCAAAGATAAGATACACCGTAGACATACGCCCGCACATAAAAAGCATACTTTCGGATTTGACTGACATTTTTTCAACAGAAAATTTAACATACGAGTACCTTGGAATTCCGACTAAGGCCTAATATTTATCTTAAACAACACTAAAATTATATGGCGTCAAATAAAAATTTCGATTATCTAGGGAGTACTTTTCAGATACAATTATTAAATCAAATCATCGTTGATAAAGACTTCTCAAGGTCAATTATTGACGTAATTGAGAATAGTTATTTTGAAAACAAATACTTTAAGATAATCATTCAAATGGTGAAGGAGTACTACACCAAATACGAACACACCCCAACGTTTGACACTTTAGAACAAATTACAAAATCAGAACTACAACAAGAGTTGGCGTCTAAAATTGTGTTAGACACTTTAACAAAAATTAAAGATGCTCCGACTGAGGGACAAGAGTTTGTTCAAGAGAAAGCGTTGAAATTCTGTAAACAACAAGAGTTACAAAAAGCGATTACTAAGGCTCAAAAAGTAATTGACGGTGGTGAATTTGAGAATTACGATACTTTGGAGGCACTCGTTAGAGAGGCGTTACAAGTTGGTGAGAGACAAGATGGTACGGAAGATGTTTTTAACAACTTAGATGAGGTTTTAAACGAAGATTATAGACACCCAATACCAATGGGTATTCCAGGTATTGATA